GGGAAAATGACAGAAGAAGAGCGCCACAAATGGCCTCATAACAAGATTATTGGACTATCTTCTGCTTCATACAAATTCGAATACTTATATAAGCTTTATCAGCAATACGAGAACCTTATTCTCAATCCTTCTAAGCAAGATAATGCTCATCGAGTGATCATGCACTTGAGTTATGATTGCGCCCCGAAACAACTTTACGATCAAAATCTTTTGGATCAGTCTAAAGCGACTATGAGCGAGGCTCAGTTTGAAAGAGAGTTTGGTTCTATCTTCACAGATGATAGCTCTGGTTATTTTAAGGTTAGCAAAATGGCAGCTTGTACCATCCCCGATGGCGAAGGACAGTCAGTAGAGGTCGTTGGCGACAAAAATAGTGAATACGTACTATCATTTGACCCATCTTGGTCAGAGAGCGAGGGTTCTGATGACTTTGCTATGCACGTTATCAAGTTAAATGCTGATAAACGTAATGGAACTATAGTGCATTCTTACGCTTTGGCAGGAGCCAACTTGAAAAAGCATATCGTATACTTCCACTATCTCTATACACACTTCAATATTCGAATGATTGTAGGAGACTATAACGGCGGCGTTCAGTTTATTAACTCTTGTAACGAAAGCGAAATCTTCAAAAAGGCAGGAATTCAAATCCAATGCATTGATTCAGATTTTGACGATCCACAAAACTACAATGCTGATTTGCGCAGTGCGAGAAATCAATACAATATAGAATCAAAGAAAATATGCATACTTAGAAAGCCCAGCTCGTCATGGATTCGTTCGGCAAATGAGATGCTACAAGCTGCTTTTGACCATAAGAAGATTTGGTTCGCGGGGACAGCTTTGGATGACGATTATTCGCGGCAAAAGTCAGCAGCGATTCCTATTGATGAGATTACATTCTCACGATATAACGATGAAGGCGATTCATACGCAAAACAAATAGACTTGATTGAGCATTTGAAAGATACAGTTGACGCTACCAAAGTTCAATGCGCATTGATTCAAGTATCTACGACAGCGAATGGTTCACAATCATTTGATTTGCCATATAATCTCAAGAAACAGCGAAACGCTGACAAAGCAAGAAAAGACTCTTACTCCGCTTTGGTGCTTGGTAACTGGTTAATGAACATTTATTTTGATATGATGGCGACTCCAGAAGCGACTGCGCAGGTTACATTTGTCCCAATGTTTGTTGATTAACTTTTAAAGTTAACTTTTAGACTTTTTTGTGTAATATAGAGTAATGGATAAGCGACATTATAACAAAAAATCTGACTACTGGAAAAAATTCGAAAAATCGCAAATTAAAATTATGTCTCATGCTCACGAAGACTATGAGCCAGAACTATGTGGTGAACCGTTTTATGTTGCAGAGGCATCACTGAACACTTCTTTTGCAAACGATGATTACAGTCGCGTAGATAGCTCTTCTCGTAGTGGCAGTCGTAGAAATAGAGCCGCTACATCAAGAACTCATGATCGCTTTAGTAGCATTCGTAATGGACTTTTGCCTTATAGCTATGCTATGGATGGTGTCAATGTTCGCGAGGCAATCGAACTGTGCCAAAAAGCTTATGCCAATGTCGCTGTATTCAGAAACTCTATCGACATCATGTCGGAATTTTCTAATACCGAACTGTATCTTGATGGTGGATCGCAAAAAAGTCGCGATTTCTTTAATCAGTGGTTTAAGAAGATCAAATTGTGGCACTTGAAAGATCAATTCTTCAGAGAATTCTATCGCAGTGGCAACATTTTCTTTTATCGCGTGGATGGAACGATCCAAGCCAAAGATTTTACTAAGTTGATGCAACAAATCGCGGAAGAGCAGCCAACTTCCAGCAGAGTTCCCGTTAGATATATTTTGCTTAATCCATTCGACATTGTTGCAAAACGTGGATCGAGCTTTGAGACGGGATCGTATGAGAAAATTCTTTCTGAATATGAGTTAGCTCGTTTGCAAAATCCAGTTTCTGACGAAGACAAGGAAACTCTTAACGGTTTACCCAGTAACGTAAGAGAAGATATTCAAAAAGGCGCTTATTACCAAAATGGATTGAAAATCAAACTTGATCCAAACAAAATCATTTTCGTTTTCTACAAAAAACAAGACTACGAACCATTCGCAATTCCATTTGGCTATCCAGTCTTAGAAGATATTAACGCTAAGCTTGAATTGAAGAAAATGGATCAGGCAATTACTCGCACTGTTGAGAATGTCATTCTATTGATTACAATGGGAGCTGAGCCAGATAAAGGCGGCATCAATCAAAACAACTTGATGGCTATGCAAAAGCTATTCAAGAACGAAAGCGTTGGTCGAGTTCTTGTTTCTGACTATACCACAAAAGCCGACTTCGTTATTCCTGATTTGAACAAAGTTCTTGGTCCAGAAAAGTATAAAGTTCTTAATGAAGACATTAAACAAGGACTGCAAAACATTATCGTCGGCGAAGAGAAGTATAGTTCTACAGAAGTTAAAGCAGAAATCTTTTTGGACAGGCTCAAAGAAGCTAGAAATGCGTTCTTGAATGATTTCTTGCAGCCCGAAATTAAAAGAATCGCTAAAACTCTTGGTTTGAAAAAATATCCTACTGCCAAGTTTAGAGACATTGATATTAGAGACAAAACACAGCTCATGCGCGTAACTACTCGATTGATGGAGCTTGGTATTATCACTCCGCAACAAGGTATCGACATGTTTCATACTGGTGAGTTTCCAAAATCAGAAGATATTGCGCCATCTCAGCCAGAATTTGTTTCGCAGCGCAAAGAAGGCTTCTACAATCCAATTGTCGGCGGTATTCCAACAATCTCGCCGCCAGCGCCGAAAGTTCCTAAAGATTCTGGACCGATTAATGCGACTCCAAAAGTTGCTGGTCGCCCAGAAGGAACAACTGGCATTCCATTGGCGAAAGCTAAAGTATCAGTAAAAAATATTCGCGGCATTGTAACAAAAATTGAATCTCTTCGCGCATCTATCGAAAGCGAATTGAAAGGATCGCTGTCGCTGGAAACATTATCTGATAATCAACAGGAAATGGTGGATAAGTTGTGCGAAACCGTTGTTGTTTCAAGCAATTTAGAAAGTTGGGATGAAGTCGCATCTTCATGTGTAAAGAATTTTGAGAATATCGCTTCTTTATCTACTCTGCCAGAAGTATTAGAAGCAGCAGCCGAATTTGAAATCGAAGACGATTATTCTGCGGCATTGTTATACCATTCACAAACAAAATAAATGAAAATTAATCCAGAAGATATTAAAGTGCCACTCGAAAAAGTAGTGGAAGTTAAAAACAGAGAAGTTCAAGTATCCATTGCTAAAATGGATGACGGCAAAGCTGCAATCTATAAAACATTTATGAGCGCATGTGCATCAGACGATAAAGCTTTGGTTGATACTACAGATATGGATGATGAATCAACCATGAAAGCTTGTATGGTTCAATTTGACAATATGAAAGGAATGCTTATGGAAAAAAGTAATTCTGGAGAATTGACACCAGCGCAAAAGAAACTGCCACCAGCTCTTCAAAAAGCAATCCTCAGAAAGATGGATAAGCCATCTGATCCAGCTTCTCATGAAAACAAAGAAACTGACGAAGAGGAAGAAATGGAAGAGAGCGAAGATTAATTTTCAATATGAAAAAGAATTATCTATACACAGCTTCTTTTGATTCACCGATTCTTGCTTATGCACAAGAAGAGGAGTCGTTTATATCCAAAGCTTCACTGAAAAACTTGCGGTCTTTGTTGCCGCAGGATATTGACTTCTCGCAGAATATTGATTTGCTTGGCGTGGCTTTTAATGCGGCGGTAGTTAATCAATTCAACAAGAATGACGATGGTATTGACTCAGCTTTGGCGGCACAAGTAGTTCAAAACTTTAGACATAAACCAACTAATATCGAACACAACAAAGAAAACATTGTCGGACACATTATCAACGCTGGATTCAGCGAATATAACAATTCGAACAAAATGATTTCAGCAGAAGAGGCTCGCGATATGAAAGATCCTTTCAATATTGCCTTGGGCGCTGTTGTTTATAAACATGTAAACAAAGACTTTGTAAAATTGATTGAAAGATCGGTTGACGAACTTGATACACTTCACGAAGCAGTTTCCGCTAGCTGGGAAATTGGCTTTAGCGAATACGACATTTTAGTTGGCAGCAAAAACATGAAAGATGCTGAACGTATTGATCCGAAACACTTCAACGAAATTAAACCGATGCTCAAAGCGTACGGCGGCAATGGAGCAATGAAAGACGGAACTAAAGTTTATAGACTTCTTAAAGGCGAAATCTTCCCACTTGGTATCGGCTTTACTACTAAACCAGCTGCCGATGTAAAAGGTTTGTATTCTGAAAATGCAACTACAAATAATATCACCTTTAAAGACAAAAGAGATGCAAAAGCCTATTTTGATATTAAAAATAACATTTTTTCTAAAAAAAATACCGCTTTTATTTCCCATTTGAATAATGATGATGTAAAAAACAAAAAAGAAACTAATATGGATATTGAACAAATTCTTGCCGAACTAAAAGGTCTCCTTGTTGAGAAGAAATTCTCCGAAGAGGCAGTTGCTAACATGACGCAGACCTTCGCTGAAGCGATCAAAAAGAAAGACGCAGAATATCGCGATTCTATGACCAAAGCCGAAAAAGAAAAAGAAGATATGGCTAAGGAAAAAGAAGAAATGAAAGATTCTGTTAAAAAAGTTGAAGCCGAACTCAAGGCTGCTGTTGAAAAAATTCAAGAGTTTGAAAACTTCCAAAAACAAGAAGAAGCTGTTGCTCGTTTCAATTCCCGTATGGAAGTGATCGACCAAGGCTATGAGCTTGACGACGAAGATCGCAAAGTTTTGGCTTCCGATCTTAAAGAACTCGCTGCTACCGAAGAAGCTTTTGCTTCTTATCAAGAAAAGCTTGCCGTTATGTGGAAACACAAAAACAAAGAAGCTAAAGCAGCTTTCGAAAAACAAATTCAAGCTCGTATTGACGAAGAAGTCGCTAAGAAAATTTCCGTTTCGAATGCTTCTGAAACCAAAACCGCAGAAGAACTGGCTCAAGAAGCTCTTGACAATGCCAAAGCTTCCGAAACCACTCTTCCAAACAACAACGAAGCTCAATCGCAAAAACCCGTCTCTTTCAAAGAAAAATTTGCTAATGCATTTAGCAGAGAAAACATTGTAATCTCCTAATTTAAACAAAAACAATCTAATAAACAAAATATATGGCACTTAGAACACTACCATTCAGACAGTATAACGAAACTGATGTTATCAACATGTTCGCTATGGGTACTGGATTCATTAATGAATCCGTTACCGACAGCGGCAATGGCGATGCTGGCGTTTTCGTTACCGTGGAATCTGGCAACCTCAATCTCGATACTATCGTGTATGACAGCGCTTACGACTCCTATCTCGGCAAAACCAATTACCCACACGTTGGAGTTAATCAATATCCTCGCGTCTCCCTCTCGCTGAAACCTGCGACTTCTGGCGATGCTCTTGTTGGTTTGACTCTTCGTCAAACTGCAAAGACTGACGAAAACGGTGAGAAACTTCTCTACTACCCACAAAAAGCTGAAGAGCTGATGTGTATGCTTCCTGGTCAAGCAGTTCCTGTTGCTAGCCGTGGTGTATTCACCCTTGCTGCTTCTGCTTTCGCTGGCTCCGTTCCAGCAATTGGTTCTGGCTTCAAACTTCCTAGCGGCGTTAGCGGTAAAGTTACTGGTTGCGCTAATAGCGATACCCAGAAAGTCGGCACGGTTTTGGCTACTGGCTCGCGCACAGCTACTGTTTCAACCGCAAATCTTTCAGATCCTTTGACTGGCTCGTATGCCATCGTTTTCTTGGGTCTCTAATTTTAACTTAGAAAAATAATCACATGAAAATTACCCTTAAAAGAACTCCTGAACAAATCGAGCTTGTGAAAGCTATGGCTTCGAAAAATCGCGCTATCGCGACCGAAGCTCAAGTTGCACTAGCTGAGTTCATCGGTCCTGTGTTGGCTGAAGTGATCAACAACGCTCCTACGTTGAGCAACTTGTTCACCACTCTTCAATTCAATGCCGATGACAATCCTAGCATTCCGCTTGACCTCTATTACGATGTCAACGCTGAAGACTATATCGAAGTTTACAGCCAAAGCGCTGCTGGCGGTCTTCCTCAGAACCAAGTGCTTCCTACTGTTTCTGAAATGAAGATTCACACCTACACTCTTGACTCCGCATTGAGCTTCGATAAGCGCTATGCTGCTAAGAGCCGCTTGGATGTAATCAGCAAAACCTTCACTCGCCTCGCTCAAGAAATCCTTCTGAAGCAAGAGAAGACTTCTGCAAACCTATTGCTTGGCGCTCTCGCCAACGCTCAAACCAACGGCAAGAAGCACGTTCAACGTGCCAACACCAACGGTCGTTTCCTCTTGGCTGATTTGAACGAACTGTTCACTCTCGCTAAGCGCATCAACACCTCTTGGCTTGGTGGTACTCCAGATGCTCGTCAAGGTCGTGGTCTTACCGACATCATCGTGTCTCCTGAAGTTGTTCAAGAGCTTCGCGCTATGGCATACAACCCAATCAACACCAAATCGTCTCCTGCTGGTGGCACTGGCACTGATGGTATCGCTGCTCCTGAAGACATGAGAACCGCTATCTATAACTCCGCAGGTATTCCTGAGTTTTATGGTGTGGCTATCATGGAAATCAATGAGCTTGGTCGTGGTCAACGCTTCAACACAATCTTTGACACTGTTGCTGGTTCAACAGCCTTCACCAACGCTGCTGGAGCTAACTCCGCTGCATTTGATGGCGCTGCTGAAGAGATCATCATCGGTATTGATCGTGGTCGCGAGTCCCTGATCCGCGCTGTTGCTGTCGATTCGGAAAATGGTTCTGAGTTCTCTCTGACCGCCGATGACCAATACAGTGTTCGTCAGAAGAAAATCGGCTACTTCGGCTCGATGGAAGAAGGTCGCATGGTGCTTGACACTCGCGCTCTGGTTGGCAAGATCGTTTCGGGTCTCGCCTAATAGATTCAGGCTGGGGGGTTCGCCTCCCAGCTTTTCAAAAAACCCACCACGCCTCTCAACGATGCGCACCACGGTGGGTATTTTTTTGCTTAAAATTGATATTTAAATGTTACCATAAAGTATGGCTAGAAAGAAAAAAATTATAGAAGAAACCAATGGAATGATTCAAGAGCCTGTATCTGAATCAATTGCCAGCGTCCCAAAAAAAACACTAATTCAAGAAATTGAAGAAATGAAAGCATCTGGCTTAGTTGGTACTCCAGAATTTACAGATAAAATGCGCAAGTTGGAAGTTATGTTGGGCGTGAGTGAAATCAGTCCATTCGGCACAAATGAGTTGGAAATTTTTGAACAGAATCTCGCGGAAATGTCTCTTTCTGATATGCAGAAACTTGCACTCAAGATTGGTACAAATCCATACCACGAAAAGCCTGTATTGAAGAAGAGTCTCATTAGAGAGTTTACTGCTTATACACGCAATAGTCGCCGCAACATTATGCCTACTGCTGTGCAGTCGTTTGTTATCGACCACAACAATCCCAAGCATAAAGAATTATTGAAGCTGCTCAATAACTAAGTGTAAAAGAATACATGAGTACATTAAGTGGTTTAGCAACCAAAATATTTCAGACGGAATTCGATGGTGATACTGGCATTGTGCCACGTTCTTACATTGAAGCATGGCTTGGCGCTAATTTGGGGCTGTTAAATACGCGCATCAATACATCTTATAGCGGAGTTAATGCTCCACTAGATCAAGAGTCTCAGGCTATCTATAAGGAGATGTATATGGCGAACTATTACCGCAAACAATCGCGCAATGCGTTGAAAGGATTAGTTGGAAACACAGATGGCTCAGATATTCTTTCGCTAAGAGATGGTAATAGCTCTGTTACATTCACCAATAAGAACGAAGTATCAAAAGTATACAAGTCTTTGGCGGATGAGAGCGAAACTAAAATTGATAAGCTTGCTCATCAGTATAACATGTATCAGTCGGAGCCTTTGCAGTTGGGCGGATTAGAGACAGATGGCGTATTAACCATTGCTGATTACAATACGTTTCTGTAAAAGCGGAAAGATGTAGAAAGAGAAAAGGCGCTGTTTTCACAGCGCCTTTTTTAATTGATTAAACTGCACCTGTGCTGAAAAGAACGTGCATTTTTCTAAGCGGCACAACTAGGTCGCTAAATTGTTGCGCATTATTGATTTGAATAGAAGCTGTTCCACTATTACCATCATTGCTGGATAGAACAGTGTAGCTACTCATTATTTCATTTGGGATCGTTGAATTCCAAGAATATCCATTTGAGTAAGTAAAATTTGCAAATGGATCTGGTGTCATTTGTCCAGTTCCTGATGTTAATGTTAGTTGACCATTAAGCCATTTTATATTATATAACTGCTGGACTCCAGCAGATTTCGATGGAATTGTAACGGTTTGATAAGCGCCTCCTGTAAATGCTACTCCAGAAACGCTTAATGTTCCATAACTAGATGCTCCAGCCCTAGTTACTTGCGCTATATACCAACTGGCATTTCTAGTTTGATTAAATTGAATTGGAACAGTGATATTAGAAGAGTCTCCATTAAAGCCGTAAAAAGCTCCTGGAATTAAATTAATAGGACTGACTTCTCCTGGATCAAAAGTCGTAGGCTCTATTAAAGTTGATTCTGGCTGTACAAATTGTATATCCAATATGGAAGAATTGGCATTTCCAGATCCAGTATTAATAATATAGTAAGGTCCTTCTCTAGTATTCCACCCCATAGCCCAAAATCCTCCTGAAGTATATGAGCATTGTATATCGCTAGTGTTAGGAAGGCTAGCTCCGCTCCAATTGTTTCCATTTCCACTTAATGTTATAAAATC